CTATTTAAGTTGCAGGTCAAAACTGCCTTCAACACGATAGTATGGGGAGTTGGCTTTATCATCAACAGCCATGAAAGTATAAAAAGTTCCTTTTGCCAGCTCATTCCCGGTTTTGTATTGCGAAAGGTCAAAACTACCAAACCCACCAGTCGGATAGTTTTTACTAAGCGATAATTGGAGTGCAGGCTTTTGGGCGTCGTTGCTCAATAATAACTGGCTCCCGGCAATGCCACGATTGATATTGCTGAACGCAAAGCCGGCAGAACTGATGCCAAAGCTTACCGAATGCTCTTTATTAATCGCAGTAATGCCAAAGTATCGGTTTTCGTCGTCACCGTTAACGTTAATAAAAGCGATAGAATCACGTGCAGCATCGAAAGTATAAACTGAATCGTTAAATTTCACTTTGAGCGTACCGGTAACGGCAAGAAAGTTACCCGGCGATGAAACGATAGAACTATCAGCATTGATGCTCGTAGTAGATGGGCCCGGGTTATTCACAGCGGGATCTTTTTGACACGACGATACCGTTGCCAAAACGACCACTGCAATTGAAAATAAAAAGTAGGTAAACCTTCTTTTGCCCATTTGAAACTTGAATGACTAAATCTACTAAATTATAAACGAATATAAATAACAAATAGTTGCTTTGGCACGCAATACAACTAACATTTTAACAAATTTTAACTTGGTGATATGATATCGGGCTATTTTGGATGGTTTAATCATCAATTAGTCAAATACCTCGATCAATATTAACATTGGGTTTCGACCAAATGTTTTTAAATTTTTGCTAAAAATATTTGCATTTAACTCAGAAAATCCCTACCTTTACATCTGTACTATGCCAATTGGCATTTTAATCATAACCTATGCAATCTCCTGCTTTTAAAACGGCCCGCAAGCTGGCCAATAAAGCTGAAGCCTACTTCCGTTACATTGAAGGTGAGTATCTGACTGAAGCAAAATCCGGCAAAGAACAAAAAATCTACACCCGCGATGCAGAGCCTGCCACTATAACCGGCCTGGCATTATTTCTTGGTTTTACCAGCCGCCAGGAATTGGAGGATTACGAACAAAGCGGCGAGTTTGGCTTCGTGATCAGGCGCAGCCGGCTGCAGGTAGAAGCGCTGTACGAAAAAAAACTTCACCAGCAGTCTCCCTCGGGGGCCATGTTTGCCTTAAAAAATATGGGCTGGAACGAAAAAACCGACGACCGACCGATCAATGAAAAACAAATCGTCAGCCTGAAAATAGAAATAGTGGACAGTGGCCCAAAAATCGCGCAAAATGAAGCGGAAGTGCTGATATAAGGCTATTTTGTATAAGTAAGATCATCAACTTCGGTGTCGGTCACAGTAGGGTCACTAGGGTCGGGCACCAATTGAACAACATGCACCGACAGGCCGGTTGAAGTAATACTGGTAATTGTTTCGGGTATCCCGGCATTTTCTTCGCTGGTATATTGCGTGAGCGTGGAGCCATTTACTTTATAGGTAAATTCAGTAAGACTAGGGCCCTGGGATGTTGATGCTGAATAATATCCGGATCCGTCGCCATAATATTCAACAAAATCATCGTTGGTAAAACTTGTCTTGTTAAAAGTGCTTATTTCGTTGTTATCCTGGTAGAGTACCGAAACCAGTTTTACTGAGTACCATTTGCCTAAAAGTAGTGCGCCTGTACTTGGGGCCGGGGTCTCCTTTTTACAGGAATATAAGCAGACCAGCAAAACACCAAAAAGTACCGCATACTTACGCTTCATAACCGCAACATTAACAGCCTTAAATGTAGCGTTTGTTTCTGGAATTATGCAACTCTTTTAACTAAAGATTATTTTAAAGCCCTGGGAATGATAATGGGCTGTAGCGAACTTTATTATTTGCGCGATGAAGCCTGCTTTACACTTTCTTAAATCGAAATTATGAATATCATGAAAGCCTCTGTACTTTTTAAGCGAAACTATTATGCGGATGCGGGCGTTGTAATAAACCAGGGTGGGACTAGTTCCGGAAAAACGTACGCGATATTGCAGGCTTTGTTTTGCTTTGCGTGTGAAATCAAAAAACAAGTAATAACCGTTGCAGGGCAGGACATCCCCAATCTGAAGGCCGGGGCGCTCCGCGATGCGCAAAGTATTTGTTCATCATCCGGCACTTTGCAAGCCGCACTAAAAAGCTTTAACCGAACCGACCGAATATTTGAGTTTTATAGCGAGAGCATCATCGAGTTTAAAAGCTATGACGATGCACAGGATGCCAAGTCGGGGAAGCGGGACTATTTATTTGTTAATGAAGCCAATGGCGTTCCATGGGCGGTGTACACAGAGCTTGCCCTACGTACCAGGCGTCGTATCTTTATCGATTTTAACCCCAACGCTGCATTTTGGGTGCACGATAACCTGCTGGGGAAGCCTGGTGTGCAGCTTATCATCTCGGACCATCGCCATAACCCGTTCCTGCCCGATCGGCAACGACAAAAGATCGAATCGTTAAAGGATTCCGATTTAGAATTATGGAGGGTGTATGCCAGGGGCCTTACCGGGAAAATAAGTGGTTTGGTTTTAAATAACTGGGAAGTATGCGAAGATATCCCCCCCGATGCAAAGCTGCTTGCTGCGGGACTCGACTTTGGCTTCACCAATGATGAAACCGGCTGTGTACTGGTTTACAAGCAAGACGGTGTGCTTTGGGTGGATGAATTGTTATATGAAACAGGTTTAACCAATCCTGATATCGCCGAAAGGCTTCTAAAAGCAGGGCTAAGTAAAAACATAGAGCTAATTGCAGACAGCGCCGAACCCAAATCCATCGAGGAATTGCGGCGCATGGGTTGGCGGGTTACGGGCGCAAAAAAAGGGCCTGACAGTGTCAAAAACTCCATTGATGTTTTGAAGCGCTACCCTATAAAAATCACCAGACGAAGTAAAAACCTCCGCGAAGAACTGGGCCGTTATAAATGGAAAACAGATCGCTCAGGAAGGGTATTGAACGAACCGGTTGACACATGGAACCATTTGATCGACCCCTTACGCTACGTTGCACTCAATAAATTAAACATCGGCAATAGCAGTAAGGTAAGGAGCTGGACGCCAAAACCGCCCGCGCCGGCGTTTGATTTTGCTTCGTTCAACTTGTTAAAGTAATCGATGAAATCAATCGGAACCTACAGAAGAAAATACAAAAATCAGTTTAAATATGTTTGAAAAAACAGTGAAAACCCTGGGCGGCAAACTATCGATAAACATGCCGTCCAGCCTGGATGAAATTACGCTGGGCCAGGTGATGGAAATGCAGGAAAAGCCCTTTGTAAACGACCTTGAAGCAATTAGCATTTTGTCCGGCATTCCCCTTTCAGAACTACAAAACGTCAAGAACTTCGATGAACTGTATATTTTCGGAGAGATCATCTTATTGATATCGAACCAACTCGAAAACCTTCATGCTTACGACAATATCCCGAAGCGTATCACATTTCACCTGGCCGGCAGCAGCAAAAACGTCGACGTGGTGCGGCATTTATCCGTTGAACCGGCGGGGGCTTTTTTTGCCGCCAGGGAAATTATTGCTGAAGAAATAAATGAACATATAATAGCGCAGGGCAACGACGACTGGCAATCAACCTTTAACCCCTCGCTTAAAGCCTGCTGCGCGGTATTGGCCCATTACTTTTATTGCAGGGTTACCGGCAAAATGTACAACGAATATGAAGCAGAAGAATTTAGCGGCGAAATAAAAAAACTTAGGGTCATGGAGGCGCTGCCCGTTGCCAGGCATTTTTTTCACTGTTATCCGCACTTATCGAAGCCGAAAACCGGTTACTTAAATCGGCTCCTTCGGCGTTGGAAAAAAAGGCGGGAATCAGCGCTTTTGAAAAGTTTAAGTACATCAATACCGTAAACTCCCTTTCAGGCGGTGATCTCACCAAATGGCCGGAAATACTCAACATGCCCTACGAGCGCGTGCTTACTAAACTGTTGCTCAATAAAACAGAGTATGAATACCAAAAACGATATAGTGAGCTCATGCGCGGTTAATAAAAAGGACTAAAAGATATATCCAGAAATTCATCAACTCACTAAATCACTAAAACAATAATTATCCCATGCCCATACGAAACCAAATTGAAGCCATCAGCCAAACGCTAAGTACGCCCGTAACTTTTGTGTATGGAACAGCCAACGAACTAAATCAGCTTGCCGACGATACCACTTTTCCAGTGGTATTTATGTATCCGTTACAGCCCATTGCCATATCACCGCAGGTAAACGGCTCGGTAGAAAACGTTTACTCGATCTACCTCGAGTTTCTATACAAAACAGATTTCGATCAGTACACTTCAGGTAACGAAACCTATGTAACGCAGGCGTTATCACTCGCCAATGAGTTTATCGTAAAAGCGTCAACCTACCGCGAAGGTGAAGGCCGTTATTTCCGCATCAAAGCAGGCGACACGGCCAAATGTCTGCCGGTTTACAATAAATTCGACGTAAACACTACAGGTGTCAATCTTACCATCAGTCTCGCAACAATGTACTTCGAAAATTTTTCCGGTTCATAATTCAAGATTACAATAGCTATTCGAAACGCTTAGACAACTATCACTCTTGCTATGAACAATGAACTATGAACCATAAACTAATCAATGGATACCGACCAACTTATACAGTTCCTCGAGTCGCTTAAAACCGACATCATCAACTCTCTGCAGGCAGCCGGAAGCGATGCAACCGGCCAAACTGCCAAATCATTGACAATTATTCAGGACGATGACTCGTGCCAACTACAAATTCCGGACTACATGCAGTTGCTCGAGACAGGCCGCGCTCCGACAAGTGCGAACCCCGTTGCCGGCGATCCGCCGATGATCCAGCGCATCCAGCAATGGTGTCAGGCGAAGGGCATACCCGACAAGGCCGCATGGGCCATAAAAAAGTCGATTGACAAAAGGGGCTATAAAGGTAAGCCGGGAATTCTGTCTGAACCACTTGGTGACGACAATATCGACCAGCGGCTATCACCTGTTTTAGAAAACCTGGCGGATGATTTATCGGAATTGCTCCTCAGCCTGGTCGACTAATTTGCTCAATCATAACCACCAAATCAACTTATTCAACCGATACACTTAATCAACTCAACCCAACATGTCACTTATTGCAGAAATTGATTATTCACATACCACCCTGACCGGCACCGAGCGCAACGGGCAAGTATTTATAGCGCTGTATGATGCCACTACATTGCAGCCGGCAAACGGTAACAACGTGGTGGTAACGTACACCCAGAATATTAACGGCAGCATTGTAGACGGCAGCGCAACCATCGCCGGTCAGAGCGCGCCCATTTATACTGGCTTAATCAGCAATTCCGATCCATCCAACTATTACTACACCTCCTGGAGTATAACCGGCATCAGCGCTGTTCCTGCCCCGCCGCCGCCGGTAAATGTTTGCGATTTAACCATTAATTTTATCAATGTAGACCAGCCTGAATCAGCCCCGGGCGCCGCCGACGGGCAAATTACCGTTGAAGCAAGCTCAAGCTATGGCCCGATACAATACAGTCTTGACAATGTTACGTTTCAATCCTCGCCTACCTTTCCGGGGTTAACCGGCGGCCTCAAAACTATTTTTCTTACGGATGCAAATGGCTGTATTGCGTATAATGCCATAACCGTTCCAACTATAACTAACCTGCTTGTGACTGATCCTTCAGTTACCCTTAACGGCGGTAATGTATCCCGTTGGAATGCTGCATTTAACCCGGTTGTTTTTACGTACCAGCGAAAGGACTTTGAGGTGTCAGCCGTAGCACTCGATACATTGAGCGGAAATGCAGCGGTTTCCGTAAATTGCGACACTACGACCATTGCCAATGCAATTGCGGCAAATACGATGGCCATCCAAAACGCCGCTGCACTAAATGTGGTGCTAACTAATATTACGCCTGTAAATGTTTACCTCAATGCAGGAACTTATATAGGCGTTTTCACGGTAAATTCTGTTCAAACTAATGGCAGCCTGGTCATCAACACCGCATATATCGCAAACGCAACTGGATTTATAAATATCAATTTGCTGAGGCCGTACTACCAGGTCCGTACACAAATTACTTACCAGGACCCCATCAGCGGGCTGCAAAATACCATCATATCGACAAACAGGCCTGATAATACCGGGCTCGTAAAAGCAGATATCAGCAATTTTTTACAAAGCCTTTTACGTGCACAGGACGACAGCGATTACGCCCAAATAAACTATCGCGACAGCAACCTTAGTGCAAGTTATCAAGTCGCCTACGCCGAGTATTGGGATGGCAAGCTCACAGGCGCCCAAACGTTAACCTACATACCGATAACTGATCCGTATTATGTATTGTATGCCGCAAAACAGCTTGGCGATGCGTTCGGCGGTAACCTGGCCGCCTATGTGCCTTTTCAATCGGTAACCGACAGCAGCCAGTTGGCCAAATGGGTAACCGATTTTGCGGGGCCTGCCTATTCCAACGGTTATCCGTTCGATATTGGTTTTATATACAGCGAGGACCTTGTCGGCCTGCAGTTGTATTGCCACCTTAGCTTACTAGATATCAATGGAAATGCCCTGCCGGGTGGCCCGGAAAACAGCTACCTGCTAAACGAGGATAGTTCATGGCTCCTGAACGAGGACGGGAGCAAGTTCATTATTGCCAGTCAGTCATCGGTAAACACGCCGATACCAGCCCAGCTGGGATTGAACCGTTTACTGATAAATGAAATCTTTGACGCCGATGTTTATTATTTCAGCCTCGCCCTGATGTATAATGATAGCAGCGGCAACCCACACCAGGTAACCCAAGCCCAAACTATAAGGATTGACAATGCGGTTGACGAACAATCCGTTTACCTGCGATGGATCGGTTTAACCGGCTGTTGGAATTACTACAGGTTTGTTTACAACCAGGAAATATCACTCGATGTGCAAAATGCGGTTATTATAAAAAATTACGTCTTCGATTGGGCAAACCAGGATGGTATTGAAGAGGTTATTGCCAAAAGCGCCGGGCAAAAGATGAAGGTAATGGCTGAGGACCTTTCGGTTGCCGATATAAAAGGGCTTCAATCTATAAAATACTCGCCGAAAGTACAAATGCTGGTGAACAAAAATCCTGTTAAATGGCAAACCGTTGTGTTAAACACCGCTACATTCAGCGAGTATGAAACGCTTAATGGCCAGGCGCCGTTCAGCGTAACGTTTAATATGCCTTCGATTAATATTCAAAGCCAATAGCAGGTAGCCCGGAAAGTTTAGCTTCCTATCAGACCTGATTACTTTACCCAATCTCATTAAAATGGATCAACTCCAATTATATCTTAACGACCAACTTGTCGATTTGAGCGACGATAGCCCAATTGCCTTAACCTTCCAGATCAATAACCTGGCCGAAGTTCAAAATCAGCAGGGAAACACCAGCAATCAATTTAAGCTGCCCTTAACCCAACGCAACCGTCAGATACTCGGCTTTCCGGACGATGTTGCCTTTGCCACAAACCTCCCCTACCAGCAATACCAGGCGAAAATTATCCAGGACGGTTTGGAAATCGTTCCTTATGGTATCGGCGAATTGAATATTATTGACCAGGATACTGCAAGCATAACTATCCTTTCGGGCAACGTTGACTTTTTTGACGCAATCGACGGGCAATTGTATGATATGGGCGACAGCACCAGCGTATGGAGCAATTATGGACAAAACCTGGTTTGGAAACCCTATGATCATCTATGGAACCTGGACAACGCAGCGGACTCTCAAACCAACACCGACGGCTGGATATACCCGGTAATTGATTACGGCAATTTCAGCGATAATTTTGCCGACCCGATTGACGTACATAATTTAAGGCCAGGTTTTTTTATAAAAACGGCCATCGAGCTCTTACTACAGTCTTCCGGGTACCAGGCAACCGGATCATTGCTTGGCGATCCGCTTTATCCTTTGCTGATTGCCCAGTTCTCCAATGGAAGTTTCGAACATGGCACCGACTTTCAAAACCAAACAGACGACAAAGGTTTAAACGCAGCCATGCAGGCCCAGCTTAATTTAAACCATCCTAACGCACTCAACCCGGGCGGGGTATTTACATGGGATACCGTTATTTCCGATCTGTCGCACCAGTTTCCGGACAATGTCTTGTTTACCGCCAACGATATTAACGCAGTAACCATAACGGTCACCTTTCCGCATGTTTATTTGTACGGGAAGGTTTCATCTGACAATAACCCTACCTACCTATCCGCGTACATCTATTACCGCGATCCAACCTATCCGGCAACGCCTGATACGGTATTAACCTATTATGACTTTTCTTTCGGTGGCCATGGCGAAAAAAAACCTGGTAACCCACCTGGTTCTGATCCCGATGGATGGACACGCGTCCCGGGAACTGACGGCTCAAACATCCTCGGAAGTATTGATCTTTATACAACGGTAATGTCATTTCAAACCACGCTTCCAAAAAATGGCGGGGTGTACGTCGGCTACGGATGGCATGGTTATAATCCAAGCCTGGCCTGCATCTACCCCGGCGCCACGTTCATTATTAAAAGCCAGAACCAAACAGTGCAATATGGACAAACCGTACAATGTGAGCGCATATTTCCGGATATCAGTCAAAAAGATTTGCTCAAAGATACATTACAGCGCTTTGGCATCATTTGCCAAACCGACAACACAAGCAAAACCATCTCATTTAACTCCTTCCGCGACATCGTAAATAACATACCGATAGCAATAGATTGGAGCAGCAAATGCCTTAACCAGGGCAAACAAGTAAGTTTTCAGCTGGGAAACTATGCCCAGATGAACTATATGCAATATCAAACCGATGAAAATATATTGCCCCTAAAATATGGATGGTCACAAATCAGGATCAACGACCAGACTTTACCGGCAAATGCGACACTCTTTAACAGCCCTTTCGGGCCTACGCTTAACCGGCCATATATCGGCGGAACGGTCGCGCAAATCAACATGATCGATATTACCAGCGGCAACAACAATTTTAGCTTAAGCGTAAATCCCCGGATATTGATCGACCAAAAGCTCACGCTCAACAACCAGGAGGTAACCTTCACCGATGGTGACGGAAACAATCGCGTGATCAACGACGTGATCAGCACCCCTTATTTCTATAAGCCCGATGCACAGGTGCTCGGGCAGAATTACGGCCAGGCCAGCCTGATGTTTGACGACCTGAGGTTAAAATACTATCCGGAACTGGAGAAGATACTTACCCAAACCAAAAAGGTAATACGTTATATCCTGCTTACTCCCCGCGACATCCTTGAACTTGATTTGATGGTGCCGGTTTACATTCAGCAGGACAGCGCTTACTACTACATCAATAAAATTGATTCGTGGCGGAAGAGCCAGCCCACAAAAGTTGAATTGGTAAAATTAGGTTAGATTTCTATTTCCAAAGTAAAACTATATTTAAAATACTCATAGAACTTAAAAATAACATAAAATGGCAGATGACTTTAACAAAACAATTTCAATTGATGTAGCAATTGGCACAGATGGCCAGGAGCAGATCAACCAGTACAAAGCCGCTTTTGACAGTCTGCGCAATAGCATCAACGGTTTGTCAAATCCGTTGGCTGGTATGTCGGATAATATCACTTCGCTCGAAAAGAATATTGCAAAGCTTACGAACTCTGTTGGCGGGCTTAACAATCAAAACAAAGCTCTGGCTCCCGAAATGCGCCGGTGGATAAACTCATTCGTAACAGGAAAAGACGCAGTCGATCAAACGAAAACGAGCGTTGATGGCATGAACAAGGCGCTGGAAAGTTCTGATTATTCAAATGCAATCCGGCAGATGGAACAATTAAAGAAAAACGTAGGGTTGGCGCAAAAAGGTTTCCTGGATAAAAAGCAAGTATTGCAGCAATACAACGATACCCTGGGCAAGACTCTTGGCAAGGCCGCTAATCTAAACGAAGCCGAGGCTAAACTAACAAAAGATGGAGATGCATACATCAAAATGACGCTGTTAAAAGCATCCGCTCAATCGGCTTTGCAGGAGGCCGCCACAAAAGCGCGCGCTGCCGAACAAGAGCAAGGGGCGTCACCCAACAGCGACGCAAAAGTAAATGCAACGCAAAATCAAATAGAGATTGAACAGGCGCAAATCACTGCGCAAAAACTGAAAGAAATTGAAGAACAAAAAGATAAGCAAATAAGCGAACTGTCCGATAAGTTTAACAAAGAGAAAAATGATAAAGCTAAAAAACAGGCGGAAGAGCTGGAAAAATTTGAAGTACAACAGGAGAAAAAGCTTGCTGACGAGGCCTTTTCCATTGTCAGTCAAAGTATCAAACAGGAAGCCGCAGCTAAAATAGCCGGATTAGAACAGGATAAAGATGCAGAGCTAAACAACAGCAGTTTAACATCGGCCCAAAAGCTTGCGATTGAGCAAAAGTTTAAACAGCAGGAGGCCCAGGTAAAAATCAAAGCTTTTAAACAAGAGCAAGAGGCGTCCATTGCACAGGCGGTTATAAACGGCGCCCTGGCCATAACAAAAGGCACTGCACAAACAGGAATGTTGGCCGCGTTGTATATACCCGCGATCATTGCCGAAACTGCGGTCGAGGTTGCCAAAATAGCTGCGCAAAAACCGCCGGCTTATGCATCGGGCGGTTTGCATTATAACTCCGACGGTAAGGGCGGTGTACTTTCGGGCTATAGTCGAACCGACAATACTAATGCCTGGCTTCGTTCCGGCGAGGGCATTGTGATATCCGAAGCTATGCGCGTACCATGGGCCCGCAACCTGGTGAGCGCCATAAATGTTGGCTTTGGCGGCCGGGATTTTTCCATTGCCAACCCCGGTCATGGATATGCCGTGGGCGGTATTTTTACGGATGGAGGCGATGCCAATCGCTATTACAACCAACCCGTGCATGATCAAAAAAACCTGGCCAACTCTATCGCTTACCAGATGATCAACAACTTCCCTCCTGTTTATGTGGATGTTAAGGACATCAATAACCAGCAAAATATCTTAGCGCAAACGATCAATCGAGTCAATCTATAGGACTGCTCCTGACTTTCGGAGAAACCACCCACCCACTCAATCAACTCAATCTAACTGAATCAACCAACAACATGAACATCCAACTCGCAAACACACTATTTGACGAAGGCGTCTTCTCCGCGCTTTACAAAGCCGGCTTTATTACCACCAAAGTTTTCACCTACCGGGAAATATATCTTTGGGTGCAGGCGCAGATAAAAACGCGCAGCATCAGCACACGCCAGGCCGTGCTGGAGGCGGAAGTTAAATTCAATAAAGATGAGCGGACTGTTTGGAGAGCGCTGAATAGTTTTGAAAAGGAATGAATTAAATCAGTTCCATTTTAACATAAATTATTTTACTTTAGACTATGCAATTTCAAGTTTAGTGAAATCAGTAATCTTTATTTTATTAGCTTCTTGCTTTTTTTCCTGTGGACATAAAGTGCCAAAGATAAGGCCAGATTCAGAGGCAAAAAGATTACGGAGCCAGGCGAGCGAAGTGGCGTCGAAATTAGGGGGAAACGACAGCGTCAGACGTATGCGACTTGAGCACGCAGTGGCTCTTCTCGATAGGGCAACAGAACTCGATAGCAACTACTTTGGCGCATATTGGGATAAATTAATATATCAACGACAATTAGAGCACTATGAAAAAGCCTTGCTAACAGGTAAACAATTGATGAGGTTAATGCCAAACCAACCAACGGAAATTGAGATCGAAGGTGCTTTATCCGAGTTAAATGGAGATAGGCCGTCTTCCATAAAATATTATACCAAAGCTCTTTTAATAAATCGAATAAGACTGGACTCGATGCAGAGCAATCAAGAGAATATCACAAGTCTCCAAATGTTTTACGCATTTGATCTTATTGCGCTGAAAAGGTATCGGGAAGGCAATGCTATTTTCAAAAAACTCGCTGAAACCGCAAAGGACCCGGCTGAAAGGCAAACATACCTCTATTACATGAGTATGACCAGGAAAGAGGTTTTGTTGAGCCTGCAAGGTCAGTACCCAACTGTTGAAATAACAACTCCTGAACCTACTGTAAAAAAATAAGTTAAAATTGAAATGCGATTTCTTCTTTCCAGTTTATTCACCTTTTTAAGCTCATTGAATACAGTCTTAAAGCTCAAAACAGATCGTATTTGAGCTTTAATTGTGTAATATTTAAGCTCAAATATACATAAAGCTCATTTATTTTCAATTTAAAGCTCAAAAACTTATTGTTTTGAGCTACATTTGATTGTAAAATGAGCCGCAAAATGAAGAATGACTTATCCAGGCAAATATTAGCGTACTTAAAAGTTGCCCCCCTGCAATCATCCAAAGAAATACACAACGGGCTGAATGGGTTAATCGGTTATGCGACCGTCAAACGGATCCTTAACAAACTTAGTTCAGAAAATCTTGTCAGCACAGAAGGGAAAGGCAAGGCAACAAAATATGAGCTGAGTCAGTCCTATGCGTTATTATATCCCATCGACCTAAATCAATACTTCGAAAAGGAACAGGATGAAAGAGAGATCAAAAACAATTTCAATTTCACATTGATCACGGACGTTTTAAGTGAGGTTAACCTATTCACTGATGAAGAAAAACAACGGATTGAAACACTGCAGGCAAAGTTTACCGATAATGTATCGCATCTTTCACCAGCTGCTTATAATAAGGAACTGGAGCGTTTGGCGATCGATCTGAGCTGGAAATCATCCCAGATTGAGGGAAATACTTACTCCCTTTTGGAAACCGAACGCCTGCTGAAGGAAAAAGAAACAGCTGCCGGTAAACCGAAAGACGATGCCATCATGCTGCTAAACCATAAAGACGCCATAAATTTCATTGTGGAACACCCGGATTACGTGGTGCCCCTAAATATTCGCGGAATTGAAGATGTTCACAGTTTATTGATAAAAGACCTGGGGGTCGACAGGAATATCCGGCAACGACGTGTAGGTATATCAGGCACCAATTATACTCCGTTGGATAACGAACATCAAATTAGGGACGCTTTAAATGATATGTGCATCCTGGTAAACGGCAAGAAAAATGTACTTGAAAAATCGCTGCTTTCCCTGTTGCTCCTTTCCTACATACAAGCCTTTGGCGACGGCAATAAAAGGACCGCACGAATCGTAAGCAATGCAGTATTGATGGCTTATCATTACTGCCCTATTTCTTTCAGAACGGTTGATTCTATCGAATACAAAAAAGCCATGCTGCTGTTTTACGAACAAAACAATATCAGCGCTTTTAAAAAGATATTTTTAGATCAGTTTGAATTTGCCGTGAATACTTATTTTTAATAAATCAAGTGGGGCACACAATGAAGTCGGCCAATTAAAAAAAGTCCGTTTTCACGGTATGCAAATTCTATTTTATTTTATTTTTTGAGTAAATAGCACGCCACTATGAACAAGATTCCGCTTTTAATATTTTCACTGGTGGTTTTCTCTTTTGGGTGTTCGCATTCACAAGTAAAATCCCCTGAAACAATAAATATAGACGCTATAAAATTAAATCACCAAGCTATGGACTCATATTTCAACAGTCTTTTGCCTGCTAGTGCTCATGATAAGACATTGAAAAAGGCGCTTAACCTATTGAATCAAGCAATCGCCATTGACAGCAATTATTATGGCGCTTATAGTAATAAAATGGTATTTCAGGCAGAGTTAAACCAACCGGACAGTGCATTCGTAATCGCGAAACTCATCGTAAAAAATGGCCAAAAGATGAGTCAACTATAATCACGCTGGGAAAGTATTACGAACTTAAAGGCGATTCAGCATCGGCGTATCAGTGTTACAAGAATGCATTATCAGATATTGAACTGGTACTAAAGTCAACAACAGACAGTAATAAAGAAATGTTTTTCCAAATCGAAAAGGCAAAAGCGCTTATGTTATTAAACCAACCACAGCAAGCAGACAATATTTTGAAGAGCGTTATGGTCCACGAAAGTAATCAAACCGTGAAAACATATTTAAACCGGTTAATGATAATGGGTAGGCCTTATCTGCTACAACAGAAACCCGCACCAAAATTTATTTAAATCGCAACAAACAATTGACCGGATAAAAAATATTTTTCATCATGTCGATATTCACCTGTAACAATCCGCGCATCAACCCATCTAAATGATAAACTCCGTTTATCATGAACTGGAAATCCCCTTTCAAAAAGAAATCAGACAAGCCAAAAGTTAAAAAAACCAAACTTCGCGAGTGGGTAGACGCTGTAGTTTTCGCAGTCGTGGTCGCTACGATTATCAGGGGTTTATTATTTTCAGCTTATGCAATTCCTTCAGGCTCAATGGAAGGAACTGAACTCACCGGCGATTACCTTTTTGTAAGCAAATGCAGCTATGGGGCGCGCATGCCCATAACCTTGCTCTCCATACCCTTTACCGAGCCAAAAATGTTTGGTGTAAATACTTACTCGGATGTTATTCAGCTTCCTTATCTCCGCTTGCCGGGCTTTACCAGCATCAAAAAATACGATGTAGTTGTTTTTAACAAACCGGCTGATGCTGATTTTGGAGTTCCGGTTGACCAGCGTACTACTTTGATCAAACGATGCCAGGCAACACCAGGCGATATTTTAACGATCAAAAACGGCCAGGTATATATTAACGGAAAAGCGTCCTGGAACGCACCCAAAGCCCAAACATCCTACGCAGTAGTTACCGATGGCACGGATATAAATCCGCAAGCGCTGGAAGACTTGCACATGGAGATCCGACAGCCACTGGGCGCCAATACGATGGAGGTAGTAATGCCGGCGCAAAGCATCGCAACGCTAAAATCTTTTTCAAACGTAAAAAGCGTTACGCCGTATATTCAACCTGCCGGGGTTTTGGATACCGCAATGTTTCCGCACGATTCGCACTTTAAATGGAACATAGACAATTTCGGCCCCATCCAAATGCCAAAAAAAGGCTGGACGGTAAAACTTAATGATTCCACCCTTGCCCTTTACCGGCGTGCCATAGAAGTGTATGAACACAATAAAGTAGAAACCACTGCCGGTGGTATCCTTATAAACGGTAAAAAAGCAGACACTTATACCTTCAAAATGGATTACTATTGGATGATGGGCGATAACCGGCACGATTCGCTTGATTGCCGCTATTGGGGCTATGTGCCCGAAGATCACATCATAGGCAAAGCCGTGATGAACTTTTTCAGTACAGATTCAACAAAAGATATTTTTCACAAAGTACGTTGGGACAGGGTTTTGAGGCCAATCAATTGAGTACTGACAAAACACTGTCACCATTTTTATAAAACATTCTCCCGACCTTTGTTATAATCAGTCATTGCGAATGGCAATCGGTAAAACCACAAAAAACAATCCTGACAAAAACCCTGTCACCATTGCTTTAAATTTTTCTCCCGACCTTTGTTATAACTGGTCACACCAAATAAAAATCGGTGTAATCACAAATCAATCGGTGAAATCACAAAATAATAGTACTGACAAAACAGTGTCACCATTACTTTAAAAACTTCTTCCGATCTTTGTTAAATGCAATAAACCAACTCACAAATTATGCCATTAAGCATATTAAACATAATTATCCGGATCGAACGACAATCGGTGAAACCGAGCGTAGCGATCTCATGAACACCGCTAAAAAACAACCACTGATGAATAATCAAAAAAGTAATCGGTGAAATCCAAAAAAATAACTATGAGCTACAAAATATATCTATACGACACCGATACCGATTGCATCGGCTCCGGCAGTTTATCATCATCCTATGTTCAATTGCAGTTGGAAGCCGCGGCTGGAGAGGATGTGGAGGTACACATCAGTTCTGTCGGCGGCAGCGCATTTGACGCCATCGCCATTTATGATTTGCTTAAAAAGTACGCCGGCAATGTCACTACTTATATTGATGCACTGGCCGCTTCGGCTGCATCGATCGTTGCAATGGGCGGCAAATCAGTAGTGATGAGTAAATACGCGCTGCTGATGATCCATAAACCGATGGTTGGTACCGGCGGCAATGCAGACGAGTTATTAAAAGATGTGCAAATGCTGAACACCGTACAGGCACGCCTTGCACAAATATATATGGACAAAACCGGGTTGGACGGGGTTACCGTTAACAGTTTGATCAACTCCGTCACCTGGTTATCCGCAGACCAGGCGCTCGACCTCGGCTTTATCGACCAGGTGGAAGATTACAGCGCCGAGATCACAAACAAATCCATCATCCAAAATTACGTGAGCAGCGCACCTGTATTTTACAAACGCTATATCAACAAGATCTTAACCAATAAAAGCAACATGAACACTGAAAACAAAGAACTTATCGAAAGAACCACGTCGGTTTTGGATAAGATCATGAACTTCTTTAAGAAAGTCGTGAACAAGCAAACAATTACCGACAAGGGCATCCTGCACCATGCAGGCGAACTGGATGAAGGCACCAAAGTTTACAACGATGAAGACATGAGCAGCCCGGCGGCCAGCGATTGTTACACCACCGCCAGCGGCAGTAAAATTGCTGTAGAGGGCGGCAAAGTGCAACAAGTTACCCCGCCGGCTGATCCTGATGCTGAACCCGACACCGACCCGGATGCCTATGACGACGACGACACTATGCCTTCGGACAAATTCAAATCAAAAAAACCATTGGACATCCAAAACAGGCTGCAGCACATCAAAGCTAAACTGCATGCGCAAAATGCATTGCTGGCCGAAGCCCGCGAAGCACTGGAAGTTGCAAGCCTCCGCCTGAAGAAAACCCGCGAAGAGGTAAAAAACGAGATCAAATCCGATTTTACCCCCGAAGGATCAAAACGCAGCGCAAAAGCAAAATCCGAACCTATTCCCTTCTTCGCCCCGCAAACACCACTGGCGCAAAACGCGGTACGGAGGGCAGTTGCGAAATAAGTGTCAGTAAATAGTAGCAGTGGCAGTATTACAAATTGCTAAATCTTAACTGCTACTGCCACTCACCACTGCCACTAAACCAATCAAATAAATTAAACCAAAAAACACAAATGGCTCAATTCACCTTTACCAACAATACCTATGCCGGCGAAGCGCTGGCCGGGTTTATGGCCAGCACGCTTTTGGAAGCCGATTCCGTTAAGCGTGGATTACTGACCGTTATTAATGACGTAAAATCGCGCAAGATCATCCTGGATGTGGACGACGACGTGGTTTTGCAAGACCCTTCGGGCATATTCAACGACCAGGGCACCACCGCACTCCAAAACGAAAGCTACCTGGACCCCGTAGTTTACGAATTTATGAAGCAGGAACAATGGGACAAGCTCATCCAGTCATGGGAGGCGCAAAGCCTTAAACCCGGCGCGTTCCTGGATTATGAAGGCGTGGTCGACCTGTCTGACTTTATGGTGCAGCGTTATTTAACCAAAATCCAGATCGCCAACGAACGCCTTTACTGGCTGGGCAAGGGCTCAACCAAAGAAGCGACCTTTACCGCCGCTTTTACCGGCTTATTGCCCAGCATTGCAGCGGCATCAGGCGTTTTTAAAGTGAACCTGGAGAAGCCGGCTACTTCAATGTCTGCTACAGCGATCGACGGCACAGGCACTGTGACTGTCAGCGATACATCAACCCTTTCCGATGGCGACGTGGTGACCATAACCGCAGTTACCGGCAGCAGCCTGGATACCACCAATGGCACGCCCGGCGTTGCTATCCAGGGGCAATCGTACTTTATCCAGATCGTAAACGCGACCTCGTTCAAATTGGTGCGCAACTATAACGACATCAACAGCCGCCTGGCTGCAACATTCAGCGGTACCGCAACGGCCGCCACCATCAGCTATATCAATGTCACCAATGTATTGTCGGTTTTAGGCAGCGTTTACGCCCAGCTTGATCCTGCCGACCGTATCCAGGATGATTTTAACCTGCAGATTCCGCTGCACATCGGCTACGCTTACGCCCAGGCACAGGCCAACAAAGCGCTCAACGTTATCAACGCCTTTACCGATGTAAAAAAGATGGATTATTTAGGTTTGCCGCTCCAGATCATGAACCACTGGCAGGCCAACACCATCCTTGGAGCGCGCTCGTCAAACCTTTTCCTTGGTGTGGATCTTTTAGGCGACGCTTCCGAACTTTCAACCGTTTACATGAAACCCTACACCAACGATAACGTTGTCCGCATGAAAGCCCGCATGAAAGCCGCAGTGAACTTCAAGTTTGCTAATGAGCTTTTCTACCTGTCAGCTTAG